AAGATGGCAATAAAACAGACGAAATAATACCAATAATTAAAGTGTTGCGAGTATTTAATGAAAGCCAATTAGATGACTATGAGCCAGAAGTAAAGGAAACTGCTAACCCAAATTGGGTACACGCAGAAATTGATAAAATGGTTAAATCATTAAATGTAAAAATACAATATGGCGGTACACCATCTTATAACCACCAGACAGATATTATTACGTTACCTGAACAACAAGACTTCAAGCCGACAGAAGGTACAGCAGAGCAAAATTATTTTGCAACGAAATTACATGAGCTAGGCCATTGGACAGGACATAAGGATCGCTTGGATCGTAATCTGTGCCAACGAGATAAAGTAAGGTATGCAAAAGAAGAATTAGTGGCAGAGTTAACGGCAACCTTACTAAGTGCTTATTATGGGATAGAACATACGCCACTAAAGAGCCATGCACAATATCTGAATGGGTGGTTATCCATGTTAAAAAGTGATGATCAAGTAATGTGGGAAGCATCTCAAAAAGCATACGAAGCTATGGATTTTATTTTAAAAAACAGCAAACAAATAAAAAAAGTAGCATAAATAAATAACAAACTATGGTAAAATAAAGGGGATTTGAAATGGAAACAATTTTAAGAGTGTTTGAAGATGGTGGGAAAATTAAAGTAGCAATACAAAATAAAAAAGTGGTTGCTATGTCGGTAATATCTAAAGGCAAATCTATTAATCAACAAATAACACAATTCATGAAAGAACTAGGAGATGAGCATGGAATTCGAGACGCTGAAAAGACAGCTATCTAATGCGGAAAGGCAAAAATTGCATCGGCAAAAAAAACTAGAAGAAGGTTTTAAAGCAGTAACGGTTTATGTGCCACTTGAAAAAACTGATGAAATAAAGCAAATTGCGAAACAATATGCTGATACGCATAAGGAAATAATGAGGGCAAAAAATGAGCATGGATTTGCATGATGAGATAAAAGCCCAGTTGATGAAACATGAGGGGCTTCGATTGAAGCCCTATCAATGTACAGCGGGGAAGTGGACTATTGGGGTGGGACGTAATATCGAGGATCGGGGTATTACGGAAGAAGAAGCGATGCACTTATTGGATAATGATATTGATGAATGTCAGGAAGAATTAGATCGCATTACACCTTGGTGGATTGAAAAACCAGCCCATGTACAATTAGTGCTAATTAACATGATGTTTAATTTGGGTGCGACTAGACTCCTGGGGTTTAAAAAGTTCCTTAAAGCAGTAGAAGAAAATAATTTTGACTTGGCGTCCACAGAGATGTTAGATAGCAGATGGGCAAAACAAGTAGGCCAGCGGAGTATAGAACTAAGTGAGTTTATGAAAAATGGATACACAGAATAACATACCCGATAAAAAAACTTACCAGTCAAATAGGCGTAAGATGGCGTGGGCATCACTGGCCATGATATTAGTTACTTGCTTGGCGGTGCTTGCGTTTCCGAGCCGTTTTGAGCCGTCTGAAAGCATTTTAATGATGCTTATTGGATCACTCAGTGCAGTGGTAGCCGCCTATTTTGGATTTAGCCATAAAAAATGATAAAAATTAATCATAACTTTAACCGTCAAAAACCGTCGGAAAAGTATGAAAAACTGTTAGCAGAGTACAAAAAACTCCATGCTGGCAAAAAATTATTTGACGGTAGAAGCACCAAAAAGTTTATTTCGGTTATAAAGCAAGCCATAGAGAACCATCGGTGCAAAACAATTCTCGATTATGGGGCTGGCCAAGCCAAGTTATATACCGATAAATTTGCTGAATTAACAAACCAAATAAACAGGCCGTTACAAGAACATTGGGGTGTAGAGGTTCGTTTGTACGATCCAGCTGTTCCAGAATATGAAGAATGGCCTAAGTTTATGGAAACATTTGATGGCGTTTTATCTATTGATGTGATGGAGCATATACCCCAGGAAGATATTGGTTGGGTAGTGTCAGAAATATTTGGTAAGGCAAAACAATTTGTATTTCTAAATATTGCTACCTTTCCAGCATTAAAAACCTTTAAAGACGGAACTAATGTACACGTTTCTATTTATACCCCAGAGGAATGGTTAGAGTTAATTGAGCGAGTACACCGTAACTATCCGTACTTGACGGTTTACGGTTATTTTGATGTAGTAACTGATGAGGAACAGGTAAGTCAGGAAGGGTTTAGGATAGATAAACTGGAGGAATACGATGCTTGGTTTTCTAACACCTATCGCGAAAATTGCAAGTAGTTTAGTTGAGGGACAAGTAGAAAAATCTAAAGCCAAAGCAAAAGCTACGGTTGCGAGGGCAGAAGCGGAAGCAGAAGTTTTACGGGTTTCTGCCACACATGAAGCTGGTTGGGAAAAGATAATGGCAGAAGCCAGCCAAGACAGTTGGAAAGATGAAGCGTGGACTATCTTATTTATAACTATTATTGCCATGTGCTTTATTCCGTTTACACAACCGTATGTTGAAGAAGGGTTTACGGCTCTTTCTCGCACACCAGAATGGTTCCAATGGGCAATGTACGCTTCCATAGCGGCATCGTTTGGTATTCGTGGCATTAAAGGTATGAGAAAATGAGCATAACGTATCGTGGTGAAAGGTTCTCTGGATACAATAAACCTAAACGAACAAGCGGTAAAAATAAAAAATTTGCGGTATTAGCCAAGCAAGGTGATACCGTAAGATTAATTCGTTTTGGTGATCCTAATATGCGGATAAAAAAATCTAACCCTAAAAATCGAGCATCATTTAGAGCCAGACATAAATGCGATACTAACCCACCATCAAAACTGACAGCAAGATACTGGAGTTGCAAAAATTGGTAGAAGTTAGAAATAACGTGATGGCAAGAGAACTAGCCAGACAGTTAGTAGAATTAAAAGAATCAGAAAAACCTTTAGTTAAAGAACAAGTGAAAGAAACTAAAGAGCCAGAGCCAAAAAATAAAATTGATCGGAGGGTTTAATGCCAGTTATGAAATCAGGTAGAGGTTATAAATACGGCACTAGTGGAAAAACCTATAAAGGAAAAGGGGCAAAGAAGAAAGCCGCAAAACAAGGGTTAGCGATTCAAGCAAGTAAACGGAGAAAACGCTTAAAAGGCTAATAACAAATAAGTTGATGTTCTGGTATGAAAAAACGTGAGGAATTGTTAGATAAAATAGATGCCCTCGAAGTGGGTGAGAGTGTCACATTTAAAGATTACTCAGAATATTTTGCGGTAGAGGAAGCTATGAAACGCTTTACAACCAAAGAATTTTCGTACAAAATCAATAACGAATGCCAACTTATTCGAGTGTTATGACAATGGACATTATACAAATAGCTTTTATTGTGATTGTATTGATGCCATTAGTTAAACATTTGAAAAATAAATGGCGGCAGAATTTCTAATATGTTATAAATAGCCGTTACCAGATGTGAGAGCAGACATGGCTTATTTAAATGGCGAAATAAAAGAAATCAAATCCGTTCCTATTAGCGAATTAATACCTTACGTTAATAACGCTAGAAAACATTCTGAAAAACAAATTCAACAAATAGCCTCTTCCATCAAAGAATTCGGCTTTAATAACCCTATTTTAATAGATAGTGAAAACGGCATTATTGCTGGGCATGGCCGTATGGAAGGAGCAAGACTGTTAGGGTTAGACAGTGTGCCTTGTATAGAAGTTAAACACCTTACAGAAGCACAAAAAAAAGCCTTTATCATAGCTGATAACCAAATAGCAACAAATGCTAGTTGGGATTATGATTTTTTAAATATAGAAATGAATATTTTAAATGAAGCTAATTATGATTTATCACAGTTAGGTTTTAGTAACGAAGAAATAGACAATTTTCTGAAAAATCAAGATGAATTTTTACCAAGTGATATCGAAGATCAATCTGAAATCGATACACCTGCAGAAAGATGTGAAACCTGTGGACAAATCTTGCCTAAATAAAAGTTTATATATTGATTATTGTTCACATAAAGTGGCTGTATACTCTGTTTTAAGGTGGCATTATTCAAAACGAATGCCTAAATCAAAGCTAGTCAAATTTGGTGTATGGGAGTATGGAAAATTTAAAGGGTGTGTTATTTATGGTTCTGGTGCAAATCCTAAGTCTGGTGCTTTCCTGGGAGTATCAAATTTTGAATGTCCAGAACTCGTTAGGGTAGCATTAGATAAACATGATAATACAGTTTCAAAAATAGTTAGTTTTACACTAAAAAAAATTAAAAAGGACTTTCCAAATTTAAAGGCTATTGTTTCTTATGCAGATCCAGAAAAGGGACATAAAGGCAAAATTTATCAGGCAATGAATTGGACATATATTGGTAGAACCGCACCTAGTAAAATATATTTTGAATATGGAAAAGAAGTACATTCAAAAACATTATCAAATAAAACAAGCAGATGGAGTAAATTAGATAAAAAGCCAGATTTAGAATATAAGGTAGTAAAAGGGAAATATAAATATGTTTACTTATTTGATAAAAATTTGCTAAATAGGTTAAATAATATAAAGAAGTCATATCCATAATGCGAGTGCTAGAGCATAGAAAAATAACACCATTATTTTTAAGGCGGTGCGACTCCGACCCACTCGCTCCAAAATTTAATACAAATTAAAAAATACTAGGAAAAGAAGCGAAATTGTGGTTTAAATTTAATGATTTCAGTAGGTGGATTATAGAATTATAAGTAACACTTTCGGAGTTATAAAAGAAGAATCTATCATGCAAGGCAAAAAACACGATCCAACCGATGGTAATCGAGCCATGGTAAAAACAATGGCGGCTGTTGGTACAAAGCACGAGGATATTGCTTTTAAGTTAGAAATAAGTGCAGATACCCTCACAAAGTATTACCGTAAAGAGTTAGATGATGGGCGAATAGATGCCAATGCCGCTATAGCTCGCTCTTTATTTGATACAGCACGTTCTGGAAACCTAACAGCACAAATGTTCTGGTTAAAAACAAGGGCTGGGTGGAAAGAAACAGATCGTAAAGAAATTGATGGAACGATACATTTGTCTTGGGACGAATGGGTAGACGATGGCAACAATTAAAATACCTTATCGGCCAAGGCCATTACAGCGAAAAGCACATAATAAAAAAGAAAGGTTTGCTCTGTTAGTCTGCCATCGAAGGTTTGGAAAAACCGTTTTTGTTATTAACGAAGCTATCAAACAGGCCGTTACTTGTAAGTTAAAAGCACCACGTTTTGCTTATATAGCTCCATTTTACAAACAAGCTAAAAACGTTGCTTGGGATATGTTGAAGTATTACTGCCAGCCAATACCTAATATAGTTTTCAATGAAAGTGAGTTAAAAGCTGATTTTCCCAATGGAGCAAGGATTAGTCTGTACGGTGGGGATAACCCAGATTCTTTGCGTGGTATTTATCTTGATGGCGTAATGATGGACGAATATGCCCAGATGAGTCCTAGACTGTGGGCGGAGATAATACGGCCAGCGATTAGTGACAGAAAGGGGTGGGCAATATTTATAGGCACACCGAAGGGGCATAATAATTTCTTTGATTTATATCAAGAAGTAAAAGATGATGAAGACTGGTATGTCAAAGTTCATCGGGCATCTGAAACCAATTATATCGATGCAGAAGAGCTAGAAGCCGCTAAAAAAGATATGTCGGAGGATCAATATCAGCAAGAGTTTGAATGTTCCTGGACGGCCGCGATACAAGGGGCTTACTACGGGCGTTTGCTAGAAGAAGCTGAAAAAGAAAGCAGAATAGGTAAGGTTCAGCATGACACAGGTGCATTGGTAGAAACATGGTGGGACTTGGGAATAGGTGACAGTACGGCTATCTGGTTTGTACAGCGTATAGGGGCAGAATTGCGGGTTATAGACTACTACGAAAACAATGGAGAAAGTCTAGGGCACTATGCAAACGTGTTACAGGACAAGGCAAAAGAGAACGAATGGAACTATGGCGATCACGTTTTTCCGCATGATGTTAGACAGCGATCACTTGACACAGGGCGTACAAGGGTTGAAACTTTACAGAATTTAGGCGTAGAACCAACGATTATTCCGCAAATGAAAGTAGAGGACGGAATAGAAGCAGTGAGAAGAAAACTGAAAAACTGTTGGTTTGACGAAATGAAATGCCGACGAGGTATTGATGCGTTACGACAGTATCGTGCGCAATATGATGAAAAGAACCAAGTATTTAAACTGCGTCCAGTGCATGATTGGGCGAGCCATGCGGCAGACGCTTTCAGATATGGTTGCTTACACGAGCCTATGAAACTAGATTGGGCAGATATCGAGTATAGCAATACAGGGATAGTTTAATATGGCAACAGCAATAACCGATGAACAAATAGCATCTATCTGTCGGGGAGAAGTAGATAGTGCATCAGGGAAGGCTAGTGGAGAACTAGCCCACGAACGAGCAGAAGCATTAGATTATTATAACGGTGAGCCATACGGCGATGAAGTAGAAGGACGAAGCCAAGTCGTTACCCGAGAGGTAATGGAAACGATAGAGTGGATTATGCCTTCACTAGCCAGAATATTTACTGATGTAGATAATATGGTACGTTTTGAGCCAGTAAACGGTGAC